TGTGTAGACTTTTGGAGCGGGCATTGTTGCATTTCCGCCACCAGTATCTCTACTAGGAATATGGGCTGTGGTATTACGGCCTTCAGGAATAGCCAAACTGTAGTTTCCGCTCAAACTAGGCGCCTTCATCGCTCGCTTTTGTTTTCGATCTTCAGCTTCGATACCCTGCCGTTTGAGCAACTCTTTCCACGCACGATCAGCTTCTTCAGCCTTGCGCTTGTGTTCAGCACTTGCCCATTTTACTTTGCCTTTTTTCTTACCCGTAGTGCTTAACCAAGGGCCTTCCAAATGCATACTCATAATGTTACTCCATTAATATAAACATAAAGGCAAACAATAATGCCCAACCTAAATGTCCTAATACTACAAGAACTATGACAAATAACCAATGCATTATGCAGTTACTGATTCTGTCACTGTTACTGGAACATCAACATGCACTTCACGCAAGGCCAGCACCTGTGCTACTAGTTTTTTATTCAAACCAGTAAATCGTAGGATGTCGCCAGAGGGGCTAATCTTAAGTGAGCCAGCAACGACCCAAATTTGTTTGCCACTAACGTCAATACCTGCTAGTTTACGGACAACACCATTGACAATGCCTTGCGAGGTAATTTTACCAATATTCCAATGGTATGTACCTGTATTGCCGGACCAAATTTGCTCATCGCTACTATTAGCCTTACAAAATTGCTTAACTGCCTTAATTGTGATATCTGCGTTCATATACTTCTCCTGTGTGTTAAAAAATACTACACCTATAGTATATGGTTTTTTCTGATCAAAGTCAATACCTAATTTTACCAAAATGATTTGGGTAAATATTATGGGAGAATAATTATGTCCAAATTACTATCAGCATTATTAACTGTAGGTGTTTTATCTGGCTGTGCATGGATCACTCCAACAGCACCGTTTGATTCAGCAGAATACGGAGCAATAAACAGAGTCTATTCGGATTCTGAGTGGTTTAAAACGGATTGCGGTGATCAAGCATTAACCAAACAGCATTTCTTTGATCTAAAAAGAGAAACGCAATTTTTGGTAAACTATAGTGCAGATCTACCACACAACGATATTACCAAAGGTATGACAAAGAATTTGGATAAAGTTGTCACAGAAGCATATACAGCTTACCAAAATAACGAGCCCCGCAGTAAGTTTTATTGCACTTTGAAAATGAATGCAATACACGAAGCCGCAGGAACAATTAAATCAGCAGTAGCACAACGTAGGAGACCATAATGGACCCAGTACAACAATTAATGAGCCTAATCGGCTATCCAGTAGTAGGAGGACGTAGCCAGCAAGCAGTCCAAATTGCACAGGCAATTCAAGCAGGGCAGATTAGTAAAGAAGAAGCCACAGAATTATTGGGCGACTTAAAGACTCAAAATGAAATAGAATCACAAGCTATTGCGTTGCAAGAGCATGTGGCATTTGATCAAGCGTTATCTGGATTGCTTACTGTTGTAAGCGGGATGGCTTAAGCCCCGTACAGTTTGGATTTCTTGTCACGAAGTTCCTGGCAAGAAATACAGCGTTGTACTCCTTTAACAGCTTCTCGACGTGCTAGGGGAATTTCTTCTCCGCAAGTGACACATTCCTCTGCGCTAGGTACTTCAGCTTGCTTTTCTAGCTTGCGTCGAACATCTGCAACAGCGTTCATGTGCATGTGGATGGAATGAAGTTGGGCCATTTCGGCTTCTTCTTCATTGTTATATTCAAAATCGTCTGGTGTGGTGTTCATAGGTATTATTATACATAAGAAAAATGGGGCTGTCAACCCCATTTTTTATGATACTTATTTAACGCTAGTTGACGTGCTAGCCATAATCTAAATTTTACATGATCTGATAATTCGACATCTTCATGTACTAATTTACCAAACTCTATACTTCTTCGATTACGACCAAATGTGACTTCATCGTCGACGATGATGTCATCATTATCGTCTAAACCATGATTACTTAGTAACGGCTTTTGCGTCTGCTTTGGGAGCGTCTTTCTTTGCAGGCGCACTTTTGACAGGCTTTTTCTCGTCCTTCTTAGCTTCTACTTTAGCTGGTGCTGAAGCAGGAGTTGCAGGAGCCTTAGCTGGCTCAGCGGCGAATACAGTTGCGGCAAACATAGTTGCGATTAAAGTTGCGATCAATTTCATGATATTTCCTTTTTGGTTATGTAAGAATTTCTATCCCTACATATATATAACGCACTAGTTAGACAAGTCGTTGACAAGATAGTGCGTTTTAATCTTGCCAAAAAAGAAACACCCGAAGGTGTTTCTTACTATTTTGGATGACAAGGCATAGTTGCCTCGCAAGTGCGGGTTTTTAAGCCGCTAATTCGAACGCAAAGTCGTTGCTAGCAACTTCTTTTACGCTGAAAGTCTTGAATTCAAATGTGTTTGCATTTAAAGTTTTTTGCATTTAACGTGACCCCACGTGTTGACCTTCATCCTATCTCACCCTGTCGAAACCATGGCAGGCCCAACGAAATACACTAAGGTTTATTAAGTATGCTGGCTATGCCTAAGCAGTGACTGGGATACCAAACCTGATCGTTTTACTGATTCTAATATACTTCGGTGGACCTGGCGGGAGTCGAACCCGCGTCCAGAGCGCCTTACTTTAAGGCTTATACAACAATAAATTACATTATACAACAATCTAGGAGTGCTGTCAACCTAAGGAATGACTGGCTAACCCGTGTTCCTTGCACTACGATAAGTCTCTCACCTACCCAAACTACTATGTAGTTTTACCACCAGCATCGTAACTATTTAACGTTTGGCTGGAGTAAAAATCATCATTAAACTATAATGGCCGGGTTTATCAATGCTAGGACTCCATTTGGATCCATTAGTAACACTACTACCACTCGGATTATTATTGTTAACAGTTTTGCCGCCTTGGTTACCACCGCAAAATTGCAGTTGTGAACCTAAGTTTGCGTAGACAAAGTTTGTATGACTAGTTTTGCGTGTCGGTGGTGGTCCGTAATCCCAAATACACACGTCGCCGGGTGTTGCGGATTGCCAGTTAGTAAGATTAGCATCGCCTCTTTTATATTTTACAGTTCCGCCCCATTTTTCGGGTTTATCATATAATGCATCTACTCCGAGATCTTGAGTATATTTGTATCCAGTAGACTTGAGAACAAAATTTACAAAGCCTGCACACCACGGAGTTTTTTCTGTTTGAGCCCATGCGCCGCAACCTAAATCTTTAAAAATACCAACGATGTTGTCATTACCATTAGGACCTAATGGTTGAGCACCTCGAGTCCATTTAGGAGCTTCTGCTAAGATCTTATCAAGGAAAGTTTTAATATCGCCATTGGTTTGAACAAACAAATCACTAGGTGGAGTTGCAGTAGGTGCGTCAGTGACCGGTAATGCTACACTTGCTGGTTTGTCAGCCGCAACTGTAGTAGTACTTCCTGTATCAGCAGGTTTTACAAACGGTGTAAGTTCTACTGTAGATAACGCCAATGTAATACTCGGATTACTAGCGTTAGCTGTTGGTTCTGCGTACAGCGCAACAGGAACCCCGTTGATTACAACGTTTGGACTTCTATATAGATCGTTTAAACCTGCATTACCAGTTCGGCTTTGCGAAGTACCTGATACTACCCATGGTGTTGGCATAATTGTTCCTTAATTAAACTATTATTTAACCAGGGCGATTCCGGTGGTTCCTTCCATATACTGATCAGCCGCATCTTTCTTGCTTGCTACTACAAAAAATACATGATTGCGTTGTAATGTGATCTTTTCTGCATTACCTAAGAAAACCCAAGGAATCATGCCCAAGCCGCCTTGCCCCATAGTTAGTGCTAACGGACGACTGATTGTAACTGTTTCTTTATCTTCGCTTTCAAATCGAGCGATGATTTCGTCACCGTTTAAAATTTTAATACTTACTACATCTCCTGCGGAGAAACCTTTATTAATTAACATACTCACCCTTTTCGTTTATTTCTTGCCAAGTATGGTCGCCCATATATTTGACTCTTGTTATATATTCGTAGTCTTCTGGAGCACTACTTGACCAATCGTTTGGCCCATTTTGTGTTAGTAAGGTATGTTGCTTTCGCTTGTCCCATACTAACCAATAGGCATTTCCCATTACTGCCTGAAACTGATAAACAGCCCCATGGACAGCATCAGTAACTTCTAACCTACGTTTAATCTGCTGTGCTTGTTTTTCCAGTACAGCAACTAATTCCATAATACGATCATATTCTTGCTGGGCATACATCCTAGCATGATTGATCATCAAGTCTTTCTGTTTGGTAACAGGGACTAGATCAAACTTTACGCTTCCTGCCTCTGTCGCATACGGAGTAACGTTCCGATTAAAAAACGGAATCATTACTCCTGTACTTGTTGAGTCGTAGCTATCACGCCCCTTCAATAGGTTGGACATAGTCCTCTACCATAGGAAATATAGCGGCAATAGCACACGCACACTCGCGAGCAATTTCCATGTGTTCTTTTTGTGTTCCGTTACCTGTACGAAGTTCAATAAAGTGTACCCATGAACGCAAAGTCCCATTCATATATAGCCTACTTTCAATTAGACCCTCTGGCAAAACGGCTCTAGCCTGTTCTTTAGCTATACCATTAGCGATAGCCCATTCGTATTCACGTTTGGCCGCATAGATAACTCGTTGCTGAGCTCTGTACCATTCATTTTGTAACAGTTGATCATCGACTGCGACACTATTTTGTCTGTTTTTATCGTCTTGTAATCTAGCTTCTCTACATACGAACGACAGGTCTTTAGTAGGATCAGCATATCGCTGACTGAACTCTTGGAAACTGAAACTTCTGTGTCGCAAGATTTGACGGGCGATGTCTCTTGTTGTGGTAATTTCGAGACAGGCTGAAACCATTTCGAGTGGACTCCAGTGCTGGTGCTTGACCAAGTATCGGATGAGTTTGTCTGCCGTCTCCATGTTGTATTGATTGGAGGGATTGCTGACACGGGCGCAATACGCAATGAGTTCCTGCGCATCTCCGAGACCGAGAGATCTAAATTCGTCGGTGGGCTGACTGTATGATAAAAGTTTAACATTCATTATGATATCTTTCTAATTGCGTTGGTTATTTGGCTTGTTTCTGTTTTTCTACGATTGTTCTCACGCTCTAAGAGAGATATTTTTCCACTTAGTACTTTAACAACTTGTTCTAGTCTTGCTAGTTTGTCTTCTAACTGTTTAATTTTTTTGTCGTTTGGATCAATTGTCATTGCTCTTCTCCTCGTGACACAATGCTTCAAGAAGTTTGTAATGATCGTATGCTTTTTTAAGAGCTTCAAACTTTTCTAGTTTAGCAGGATCTGGTTGTAATATCGCAAGGCGCTTGTTGATTGCTTCTAAGGTCTTTAAAACACTAATGCCTTTAATTTTAATATCTTCTTCAAATTCTGCATCGCCTGTAACTTTTAAACTAGGAGTGTTTGTTCCGGATGTGATTGTGGCCCAGGAATTGCCCGCACCGTTACTGTAAAAGGCGCTACCACTAGAACCACCATTACTAATTGTAATGTTACCGTAGTTCATAGATGCTGTTGAATAGTATGCACCTGTTACAGCCCCAGTATTATTAATACTATAAGATACTCCATTCGTTCCACCGATAGTAACGGTATCGGCATCCGCTGGGTCGTTAAGTACTAAGGTGTTGTCTGAGTTCGTTGAATCCACCGATCAGTTCCTCATCTAAAAATATCTGCGGTAATGTCCTTGCAGTAGGTACTGCTTCTAGCAGTTGCTCTTTTGTCCAATCTTTGCTAACATTGCGTTCTTCATACTCGATGCCTTTGCTATCAAGTAAGGCCTTAGCCTGTACACAAAACGGACATTGATCCTTTGACCATACTATTGCTTTCATAAATCTGGTAGTTCCTCATAAGTTACGTTGTCGCTCATAACCCCGATGACATAATTTGTCGATTCAGATTCTTGTAGTGCTGATTGCTTTTTGTTAATATTCACGTGTTTATTAAACCACGGAATAGGACTGCTACGTGGATGCTCTTCGGCATACTTGATACCGATTTCTTTTAAACGTGTAAATGCTGTATAATCGACAAAGTCTCGTAGGATAGTAGCATTAAGTCCAATCACAGGGCCTTTGATAAACAAATAGTCTGCCCATTCTTTTTCTTCACGAATAACATCCACATACATAGCATACACTTCTTCCTTGCACTCTTCGTCAATTGACAAGAAGTCTGGATCATCTTTAGTCACATTGTTAATTAGCCAAGCTGTCCAGTCGGCATGTAAAATTTCGTCTTGTAAGATCAAACTGATAATGTTACCATTACCAATGTAGATCTTGTTTTCTACCATTGCTAGACTAGTGGCAAATGATACCATAAAGCGTAGTGCTTCTAATGCATAGCTCGCATGTAGTGCCAACCAAATTGCTTTCTTATGATCGTGTAAAGAAATTTCTTCTCCAAGTTCCTTGCGGCAATTAAGAACGTGTAGGTCTTCATAGTAACGACCAATGTTAGCGGCCATCTCTACAATTTCTTTAGTGTCGTGAATCTTGTTAAATTCTTCTTTAGGTACACCATACACATTACGAATAATGTGTGAGTATGATTTACTATGAATATTAGTTTCAAAGAAGCTCCAGTTTGATACAAGTGCTTCAAGTTCTGGAATTGAGATGACAGGACTAAACACTTGATTAGGTGCACGACCTTGAATACTATCTAATGCAGTCTGGCGTAACAAGTTGCTGGTAAAGATATGCTTAACTGCATCACTCGAGTCTTTGTGATCAATTTTATCTTTGGTAAGACTAATTTCCTCTGGAACCCAAAAGAAGCCACGAGCAAGTTCTTCAAACTTGGCGATCTTAGGATACTTGACTTCTTCAAAGCGTTGCACCGTGACTGGACCTTCTGGATCCAAGAACATCTTACGCTTTAGATAGTTTGTTTGTTTTGTTAAATTATATTGTGCTTTACTCATTTTAATATTTTCCTGATGCAAGTACTATCTTGCAAATATGTTCTAATCGTTCTATGTGTTCGTAAGCTCGCCAAGGACTTGTATCAATAGCAACCACTCCGTGACCTTTAATGCCTACTATGTCGTAGGCAATATTGCCCATGCTATCTAATCCTAATTTGTCAAAACATTGATCGGCAAGTTCCTGACTAATAGGAGGTACATCGCCTACATTAGGTGCTACTTTAGTGTAACGGTTCAATTCTGGAAATGCTGAACTAATAGTGCTGAGATCAATACCGGCATGCATGGCCGCAATACAGTAAGTAGGATGTACGTGTACCACTACACGAACTTCTCCGCTATGTTGCCCCATACGTTTTTGTAACCCAAAATGTAATGGGATCTCGCCACTAGGCTTTAGATTAGCACTAATATCAGTATAAGACAACTCTGTCCAATTCCAACGTTCTGCAGGTTGGTACATAATACCAATCTTCTTGAACTGATCAGGCTGTAGTGTTTGCTTACGCACACCACTGGGTGTGATATAAAAGTGATCACGGTCGTGATGTCGTATGCTTACATTACCATCACGACTGGTAATCCAATTACGCTTGTATGCGTCTACTAGGATATCACAAATAGTTTCTAACATTAGAGTTTACAGGCTTCGCAGTCTTCTTCATTTTCATATATAGTTATAGGTTCGCCGTGTAAAACAGGCAAGGATTGAGTTGCAGTTACACTTAACTTTGCCCCAACCTTATTGATTAAACTGTAGTATACAGTCTTTAGACCCCATCTGTAAGCTAACATTAGGTTTTTGGCAATCAATGTTCCAGGAACTTTACCACCTGGAAAATGCGCCGGATTATAAAATGTATTTGTACTCAAACTTTGATCAATGTATGCGGCTAGAACTGCGGATGTTTTTAGGTACGCAACACAATCAGTTTGATCCCACATCATTTGATACTTGTTTTTTAATCTATGATATTCTGGAACAACCTGTACAAATGAACCTGCTTTAGATTCCTTAACAGAAATCATTTCCATCGGCATTTCAATTCCGTTGGTGGAGTTTAGAACAACAGAGCTAGATTCTACAGG